TTTCTGATGTAGTCCTGATAGTTCATAATCATTTCAATGTTCTCTGATTCAGACATCGTGAGAACTTCATCTAGGTTAATTACAAATAGATCTTCTTGAGAAGTCTTAAGCCATGGTTCAAATTTGTAACCAGTAATTGAACCTCTGGTTTTAATAGGTTGTACTTGAATGGGATGTGAGATCAGAAGCATTGTTCTTTCATCTTCTTCTGATGCTGCTACCTTACAGAATATCTCATCACCACATTTAAGTTTGATTGTTGCAAAAAAGTCGTCTTCGATCATAGGGTTTACTCCTTTATGTCGATTGTAAAAATGTCATAGTTAAATTGTTCAGAAACATAAATTTTAACTCTTTCAATAAAATGATTCAGGGTATAGTTCTTTCTTGATCCGATTGTTAAATCATCAGCAATATCATAAAGTTTTGCACTAACCTTATCTTTGCCTTTACGGAGGACTCTACCAATACTCTGTAAGTTTCTAACTCTAGATTTTGATGGAGAGGCAAATATTACGTTGTGAAGGTTCTTAATGTTAATACCTGTACTGAAGGTTCCGTAAGATGCAACGATGATAGCGTCTTTTTCTTTTTCAGTAATCTCCCTTACCTGTTCTCTATCCTCGGCATCCACACCACCATGAATAAAGAATACTTTACGGTCTTCACTTACCTTTTTATTTATTAGGTCAAAAAGTATGGCACCATGAGCTTCTACTCTGGAATACAATACCAGACTATTACCCTTGAGATCTGTTACTAGATTGGTAATGAATTTGTTTCTCTTCTCATGACCAATCAGGAACTGTATCTCATCCTCATACGTATCAAACTTCTTTGGTTTGTATTTGAGAACTAGACACTGAATATCGAGAGTTGCAAGGTGTCCTTCATCCTGTAGTTTCTTGGTTTGGGTGACCTTATATGATGGTCCAAACAGTCCCTCTAACACCCACTTATGGGTCTGTGAGCCGTCTAATGTGCCAGTAAATCCATATCTAAACTTAGCATGGTGTAATTTATCCATGATACTAATAAGAGACTTACTCTTAAAAAGGTGCGCCTCGTCACCAATCACCACATCGTATGGTTCAAAGAACTTCCTATCCAGTTCGTAGATACTCTGCCAGGTAGTAATTGTCACCTCATTAGTGTTGACTCGTTCTCTTCCTGCGTAGATACGATGACAATGATTTTGAGTGTCCCACCCATATGATTCAAAGTCTTTGTACATCTGTTCTACAAGAGATGTAGTAGGGACAACCAATAAGATCTTTCTACCCTTGGCTACATGATATCTGACTACAGAATAGATCATGAAAGATTTGCCTGACCCCGTAGGAGAGATCAGTAACTTACGATTATACCTCAGTGCATCATAGACACCATCAATCTGATAGTCTCTTGGTTTGATACCAGGTGCTACACTTTCCATGTAGTCTTTGACACCACCTTTACTAATCAGTTCATTGACTTCAAAGGGTGGTCCGTAGAATTTGTTATTTAAAAACTTATAGTTGTATCCAGCACCTTCAGCAAACGCAACTACCTTGTCTAACAGACCACAGTAGATACGCTTTGTTTTCATATTGTATAGATGAATTTCTCCGTTCCAATGCCGGTTACGATATTGCGGCATGAACTTTTTGTTCTCGATCTCAAAAGTAAATCGATCTCGTAACTCATATTCTACATGAGGTTCAGAAGTGATCTTAAGATACACCTCATTCACCTTCTCAATAATCAACTCTGCCATACATATAGGTTTCCCTACACATATTTATTACAGTTCTCTAAACTTATACTCTAATATAATTCTATACAAAAAGTCTCTCAGCATATACAGTCTTTCCTGTTCTGCTGGTTCTCCTCCTGCCCACTTCTCAAGATGGACGCATACTGATTTGTAAGTCAGATATACATCCTCTATAGCAAAACTCATATCTACAATAGTGTCTTGATCGTCGTTGCCCATTAGCCCAGACCGGAAGTGAACCTCATGAATTCTATACTGTTTTTAATTTGATACGTTCGATTGGTTATTTGTTTCAAGATTTCCTCTATATATCTCAACATCACATCGTAGTATTCAATCTTCATCGATACGTTAGACAATCTCTCATCCGCATCGAGATACTTATTCATCGTATCTTTATCTCTAATCTTCTTCGGGAAAGGATCTTTGACATAAACATCCGGGTCAGCTTTACCCGAATAGTATTCATACCTTTCGTGTCTTGTATTCTTCTTTTGTTGTTCTGCCTTCTTCCTCAACAACATAAAGTTGTTGTAGATGTCATAGTATTTAGCGTGGAGAACAGGAATATTTAGTGATTCCGTGTGTAAGTTATCAATATCAATCTTAGAATCCTTCTCCCACATTTGTTGGAGTGTAGGAAGATCAATCATCGAAGAACTGCTCGCTGAAGAACTTTTTACTGAGAGTTTTACTTACAGCTCTACTAATCTGTCTCCTCAGTTCTCCAATTTGTGGATCGTCATTACCAAAAAGTTCTGTGATAATATCATCAATATCATCCAGTAGATCCTTTCTACGGGATAGCATTTCATTTTCGTCAATCATTAGCAGCAGGCTACATCAGTGATATTATACACAGAATACTTGAAAGTGGCCTGTGCTGTCAAGTATTCCACATCATTTGTTTGTGTGTCAAACTGTAGATCAGATATACTAGTGGGGAACAGGTCTTTGAATACGACACTGAATACAGGTCTGTTGATACCATTAAGAATGGTCATCGTACCATCAGAGGTGAGGTTGATTTCATCTCTTGCTGACTTTCTTACAGGACCGGTATTTTGCCACTCATAAATTTCACTCAGACTTTCTGGGAATCCAATACCTCTCAACCAATTCTGAATTTCAACATAGTTCTCTAGTCCCTGATCTACAAGGAATCTAACAGTAAGATCATTGAATTCTAATTGAGTACCAGGTCTAGGAATATTTCTCAGATAGTTTGGTTGTACTGCTGTTGCCATCGAGATACCAGGGACGTTCACTGCATTACCATAGAATCCTAATGCAGGAGCTCTATTGACTGTGAAACTAAAGCCATTAGCCTCTAGAAAATTTCTATCAGTAATTTGAGAAGATAGTGGTTGTACAGCTGACATATCAATCGTTTATGAATTATTTATCACAACCCTTGATGGATGTTGCAATCTCACCACCAATCTGTGATCCTACATCCTGACCAAACATTACCAACCAACCAGAAGCCAACCATCCAACATAAGGGATACCAGTAAGCATAGGTGCGAATCCTGTAGCAACACTAGCGCCTACGAGGGCACCATTCGACTCTCCGCCACCTTCCGCCTTGATGCACTCTTCTGATCTCACAATCTTTTTTCCGTCTTCATCCACTCCTTCACCAGTTCTACCAGGCACATACTGGTTAGATCTAGTGGTTGTTGATCTTCCACCAATACCAAAGACACCATTGGATGTATCAACGTAAGTGTCTGAATTTAATACTGTGGGATCATGTCCTTTGTAGGTAATAGAGTAACTACCATTAGGATACATGGTAATTTCATAGGAACTTAAATCACCTACTGGTGGATAATTTATTGATACAGGAGGTCTCCTCATACTGTTACCAATAAACGCACCCACGTTTAATATACTTACTAAAGCCACCACTCCCCAGAGAGTCTTATTTTTATATTTCATAGTAAGAATGGTCAGTGTAGATATTTATAGACAAAAAAAGACCCCCTGAAGTAGGGGGTCTGTAAGGACATGTGGGACATCCTGACCCACAACAACCTCGATCACATGAGGTTCTTAACAGCAACACGTCTGTAGTAACGGTTGGAGTTAACACGGAGTCTACCGAGACCCTGAGTCGTTCCTTCAGCGAAGGGGTTAGCAACGATCCCGTAACGGGTCTTGAAGCCGATCTTGGGCTGGAAGGTGTTCTCCCCAACGGCGCGAACCATCTGGAGGGGAACATAAGGACAGTAGAACAGTCCAGCGTCATAAGGTGAAGTACCCTTATAACCGACAACATAGTACTGGTTACCACCGTTGGTTGCAGCGTTAGCAGCCGACAGGTTAGCCGAATATGGGTCGATGTAGACACGGAACTTACCGTTGATGGTACCAGCAAAGGTGTTACCGGTGTCGTCAACGTTAAGGTTGGAGTTAAGAGCAGGGGTATAGTCGAGAATACCAGCCATGGTCAGTGCAGATGCAACATCAGCAGAGCACATGATCATGTTGCCCTTCCCGCGACGAGTTCTTTGTGCGATCGCGTTAGCGTCACGCTCGATTTGGAAGAGGAGACCTTTGAACTTCTCAACAGACCAACGACCATTAGAGTCGATGTCAAGGTCGAATACACCAGCAGTAGCGGTGTTAGAAACGGCACCTTGCTCAGCAATCTTGTAGATGGTTCTGATAACTTCACGGTTGATCTCAGCCAGGATCTCAGTAGAGAGAATGTTGGCGAGTTCCGCTTCAGCGTTCAGACCATGGATTGCCTTGAGGTCTTGTGCCAGTTCCAGGCTGTACTCAGCCTTCAGCGCTCTTGACTTGGCGGTTACGGTGACTTTCTCGATCGAGAAGGCCATCTGGTTGAAGTGATCACCAGTACCTGAACCCAGGTTCTCAGCGTCACCAGTTACCATACCCTGACCTACGTTGTAGGCAGTGGAGGTAGCGGTACCGACAGGGTTGAGGATAGAGGGGTTATCACCATTCTGACCGGTGGTACCCAGACCAACGTTAGCGTCAGACTCACCAGCAGTAAGATTACGGCCGTCGTCGTTACCGGAGAAGGAGGTATCTGCCTCGTTGAACAGTGCCTCGTCGCCTTCCTGATTCGTGAAGCGGGAACGCATCGCGAAGATCAGTCCGGTAGGACCATTCATAGGCTGAACGCCAGCCAGGTCATATGCGACCAGGTTAGGCATTGCACGTCTGATCAGGGAGATCAGAACGGGGTCGAAACCAGCGGTAGGGCCGGCGTCGGGTGAGTTAGCACCGAAACCACCAGATGCACCAGCGTTATTGGCGTGGTTGGTGGGGGTTTCCATCAGGTTGATACCTGACTGGAATGCTTGCTCCTCACGGAGGAATTTTTCTTGGTTTTCGAGCAGGACTGCGGTTACAGCTCTACGATGAGAATCTTTGATGGGATCAAGACCTTCATAGTCGAGAAGTGGACTCCACTTTTCCTGCAGATGTTCGGATTGAAACATTTGCTTTACTTTATAGGTTTAGGTTTGAATGAATGTTAAATTCACTTTTTGAAGGCACCCAGGCTTCTGAGATAGGCTTCCATGTTGTTTCCAACAGGAGCGGGTGTTGAATCAACACTCTCAGACAGTGTTTGAGGTGCTTCGGACTTTGCAGCAGGAGCCTTGGAGAAATACGATTCCTTCAGGGTTTCCAGCTTTTCACGATATTCTTCTTCACTTTCAAACTCTACGCTTTCAGCGAGTGAAGCAAGCTTCTCTTTCTGGGTCTCAGCAAGACCTTCAGAGACGATATTCAGTACACCATCTGCAGTTGACTCGGCGAGTCTCTTATTCAGACCAATGTTCTTATCGATTTGCTCGTTGAGTTTTGTCTCCATATCATCAAGTTTTTCGACCATACTCTCAAGTACATCATACTTATCTTCAGGGATTGTTACATAATGTTCTTCAAAAAGACCCTTCATGCCAGACAGGAAGGATTCAGTCATTTCGGTCTTGAGACCATGTTCGATAGCCAACTCATTCTCGGTCATCCACTCTTGGCAGACGTACTCAAGATATGCGTCAACTCTTTCGGTAAGAGTTCCCTTAAGGGCTTCTCTTTCCTCATCCAGACGCTCGGCGTACTGGACCTCCAGGGATTCCTGGATTTCTTTGATTTTAGAGGTTAATGCAGCTTCAAAGATGACTCTCGCCTTCTCTTTGAATTCTTCGGAAAGATCTTCGCCACCGAGGAGGGCATTTACGTCCTCATCGATATCGACAGACTCTTCAGTAACTTCTTCGGATTCGGAAACAATTTCTTCCTCTTCCAGGACTTCCTCTTCAACTTCGGCTTCTTCTTTAGCCATACCCTTCATGGGATCAGCAGCCTTAGCACCCTTATTTACTACATCCTTGACGGTAGCGATCTTAGGCTCTTTGAGCTTTGCAGAGTCGTTATCAGGTTTGTAGTTCTCGGGGGTAGGACCACCAAGATCTTCGTAAGAAGTTTGCAGGCCTTCGCCGGCATTGGAAAGCTTACCCATACCCTCGGCAGGTTTGGCGTTAGCATTCACAGCAGTTTTAGATTGCTCCATTTCTTGTAAATCTCCAAGAGACATTTTAAGTTACTCCGATTAACCTTTTTTAATCTATATTTATTTATAATTTGTATATTTCAATAACTTATCAGAGGTTACTGAGGAAGTTATTGAACAGGTCGAGCTTTTGCTCGTCAAGTTGTTTTTGATCAACCAGAGTGTTGATCTCTTTGTAGGTTCTAGCAGCAGCTGCTTCACGCAAAATACCACCATCCCATACCCACTCTTTACCTTCCATGATACCTTCGACGAAAGCATCAGGAGCAGAGGGGTCGGCTACGATGTCAGCTGCAGTGGCCAACATAAAGTCGGGTCCTACAACATTGACACCTTCTTTGGTTTGCATCAGAGATCCAATACCTCTAGAAGAAACACCCAGCTTGACTCCTTCGCCA